TATACCTGGATCGTTGGATAAGGATATTTGCAACAGATGCGAAACGCCAGTTCTACCAAACTCATAACCTATGGCACTTTCAAAAGTTGCATAATTGGTGTTATTGGTTATGCTGTTGCCATTTAAAGCAAGATCGGAATCAATAGAAACATTTACCGTTGTGCTGCCTGCACTATCACCCGGTGTTACACTGATGTTGGTGCCACCTTGAATATCAGTTATAACATTGCTGCCTACACCAGTGTTGTTGATTGTTAAAGTATCGCCGCTGATTGTAGTGCTTATACCTATGCCGCCTGCTATTGTCAATGTATCTGTAGGTGAATTAGCGGTTGTGTTTCCGCTATCACTGGCAATAGTTTCCCATAGATTCTGTGTAACGCTGATAACCTGTCCTGCACTATCTACGCCTGTTAGCAAACCGAGATTGTAATCAGTAGCAATCGTGTTAAAACTTTGCACCAGTGTTTTTAGTTCTGGTTGTGCTACGCTAATCTCATCATCGGCATCAAATGCTGCGGCATTGGGTAAATTTACTGCCATTGTTTAACTCCTTGTAATATTTCCATGTTCATCGACCGTTACAAATGGATATCCTTCTATCATTAGATATAATGGTGCATCAATTCTTCTGTTTTTACTAAAACTATTAAAATCAAAAGTGTCTAATGTTATAGTTGGACCATTGCCGCTGTTAGCATATACTATTGGTCTTGATCTTCTTACACCTTCTACATAGGTTTCAGTTCCACCTGCGCTGTCTAATTCACCAACATAATTGCTTTGAACATAAGGTTCTTCGGATACCAATCCTATAGTTGCTTGAACATTGGTAGGAATACTTACTTTTTTACAAACATAGATTCTGTTGCCTGCTGTTCCTGGCAAAAGACCATCATGCTGACCGCTGGCAATTCTAACACTTTCGTATATTTTTTCGCTGCTGGCATTTATTTCTACACTTTTGAATCTTTGGACAAGATTGTTAAATTCACCCGCACTATCTGCCGCAAGAAACACAATCTTTATTTTAAAAAATCTACCGCGTAATGCTGGAACCGAATCACCTGGATAATAAGGTCCATTGGTTGTCCAACTTATACCACTGGGTGTTAAATCCCCTGTGCTGTCTGTGTCATCAGGATGATTGTAAATGTAGGTATGCCAATAACCACCTGATCCTATATTGGTAGTGATTAAAAAGTTGTCTTCGTATCCTGTGTCAATATAATCTGTTTCAAACTCCATAGGAAAAGATAACAAAGTGGTATCTTCCCAAATAGTCCAACTATCCCAATCATCACCTGCGCTGCTACCTGTATAGTCATCCCAAGTTACCGTGGTTTTTGGTTTGTATATTCTTGCTGTTTTGTCAAAAAATCCAGTGCCAGTTGCCATGTTCTTATCCTAACGGTTGGGAGAAACTTGTTGATGTAGCACCACCTGATCCTGGCAGACTTCTTGTTGCCATATCATTGTAATAGTTCATCAATGCTTCTATATTGCTTCTTGGTAGAGTAGTTGTGCCATCAGGTAATTTATAAGCATATGCAAGAGGCACGCTGTTGCGTCTTATAATATAACCGCCATCATAATAACCATTGGCAGCACTACCGCGACGACTTAAATCATTAAACTCTTTGAATCCTAATAGTGTATCTCCATAATAACTATAACTTCTTGCCAAATAACTGCCATCTACCAGTTCTTCACTCCAGTCTTTGATCCATCTAAACTTGATGCTGGTGTTTGGTATCAATGGCATGATATATTCTCTACCACCATATACTCTGTCTGTGGGTGGATTATATGTTATCGTAGCATCTTGACTTGGTAAATCACGCAAGTTCCAGTTGGTTTGATATACCAAACTGCCATTTTGATAGTATTCTATTTGTGCGTATTCAATATCATACTTTGGTGGGTTTGGTAGAAATGCTATACCTGAATAACTTACACCACCGATGGTTGCCGCATTGCTAACCAATCTACCATAGTCCAGTCCAATGCTGTAATATCTTATTTCTACACCTTCACTGGTGGTTGTTTCAAAAGTCGAACTTGGTGTGATATTGGGTATATCATAATTACCTCCGGTGAGTATGCTGCCATATTCTCGCCAGTTGTGCAACAATCCTTCACCGCTGCTGCCTGTTTTGATGCCACCTAAACTTTCTTCCAATGCTTCATTGCTGTTGGTATTGTGGAATCTAATCCAAGTTTCTCCGTTGTAAGGTCCAGTGAATACTTCAAAATATCTTACGGTATTGTTGCCCTGTAAGAAATTGTCAGGATCTTTGATAGGCGGTAGTATTGTGTTGATTGGTGGTGCTACCAATTCACCTGCGCTATCAACATCGCCCGGTGTCCAAGAACTATCTGGATCATTGGGTGGATATATGCCCAATGGATATTCCGGTGCTGGTCTAACCAAAGGTTCTAATGTAATAACATCAGGTCTATAAACAGGCGCTGGCAGCACTACTTGTGCTTGTTTAACATATGGATATAGTGCTGCATCGTGTTCGCTTGCTTCGATATTTACGGTGCCTTCTGGATCCAACTTCATTGCCATTACACGGAAAGTTTTTTGATTTAGATTTAACACATCGTTCGTAATGGTTATGATATCACCAATATCAACATTCAATAGTTCTTGTGTAGCACTGAACATTATTTGACGACCAACACGACTTTTTTTGTAAATCATTCTTGCAAGATCAAGTGCAATGTGTTTGTTTGTTATACCAGGATATTGGAATTCACCAATCAACGGTTCATTGTTGTCTGTGCTTAAATCTCCGTTTTCAGTGTAGATAACACTTTGCGAACTCCATTCTTTGTCTGGATCAACAAAATTTACACGCACTTCATTAAACTTGCGGTCTTTCTTTTCACCTTCCAATTCCATTGCGCCAATATAATGTTCTTTTGTAACATCAAACGCACTGGTAACAACGCTGCTTTGGATATCAGTTGGATGGCCACCGTCTTCAATTTTTAGTTTGTATTTGCCTTGACTATAAGGCAAAGCACATCTTGAATTGGCAATCAAACTCTTTAGTGTTTCAAAGTTAGCACCACCCGGTGATGCCACAATGTTTAGTGTGTGTGATCTACCACTTGCTCCATCGCTGTAAGTTACCGTTTGTTCATATTTGTTTGCTGCTATTCTAAAACTATCGCCGTGTATTTTAGCATCTGCAATACCACATCCAAATAATGAGTTTGTCATGTAATCTGCAATAATACTTGCTGGATTAAAACTATAAGAAGTTCCGCTGACGCTGCTGATACTACCACCTACAGGAATATTTCTTACATCTCTAACTTTGCGTCCTAAAACATCAAACTTTACCTGTGGCATGCCGCCACGATATGGATTTTTATCTGCTTCTTCTTGTGTGGTTATCTTTGTCCATTCGAAACGGAAAACAGCATAGGCCAATCCTGGACCATGTCTTTTCTTTTGACCCCAACTTTTGCTTTCATTGGCAAGACTACTTTGACCTTGCCCTGGTTCTCCATAGAACAACTGGAACTTCATTCTATTGGCAAATCTGCCCGAGGTTACCGTATAAACCTGCTGATTGGTATAAACACCATCTGCTTCTGTTGGTAGAGGCACTTCAATATCATCTACCATCATCTTTTTAACACCTCTAATAGGACCTTCACCTATTACATAAACGCCATAGAGATATTTGTTAGTTTCACCATTGCTTTCTAAAAACACATTGATGCCACCTACTCGTCTAAAACCGTAGATGATAGGAATAGGAATATTGGATCCTTGTTTGGTAATGGTTACACCTACCGCTTCTGCCTCTGGAGTGTTTGTTCCTGGCACATCTACACTGGGCATGTCTGTGGTTCCAGTTCCAGTTCCACCTGGCCCTGTGCCACCAACCGTAGGAATAAAACCGCCAATAACAGCACCAATAATATCGCCAACAAAATTGACAACGGCCTTTACAACTTTTTTAACAACTTCAACAACCGTTTTAACAACTTTCTTTACGACATTTACAACCGCTTTGACGACTTTTGCCATATCAATATTCCTCTAATTCATCCGGAGAGTAAAAGAACTCTTCTACTTGATCTAAAGGCATAACAAAAGTATAACCTACTTCTTCCATGCCATAGTTTTTCCAATAACTTCTTGCTTTGCTTACAACACGATCATTTACACTATAATCTTTGTTAAACATTGCCACACTGGTTTGGAAATAAACGCATTCCATTTGTTTAAAATAATCAATGCAACTTTGCATAAGTGCATCTGCTACTTCATACCCTTTGCGAACATCTTTTCTTACAAAGAACAAGATTTGTTCGCCATATACTTTTTTATTCCATAGTTTTTCTTCTACACAAACCGTTGCATAACCAATCCATTCCATGTCTTTGATTGCTACAAAAGTTCTGTAATAAGGATTGATCAACATCTTTTTCATCTGCTGTTTTGCCCAACGATCGTCCATGTCATCGTGTCCGGCCAAACCCATGTCGTCTGCATGTAATCTGCAAAGATCGAAAATTTGATTTAGTTCGTGTGCTTCTACTTCTCTTACTCTTATCATATCTTACCCCATAATATATCATTGATGCTCTCGTGAGCATATTCAAAAAATCTATCATCAGGATAATTTTTTTGGAGACTTGCTTCTGTGGTTCTGCGACCATTCTGCTGTGTAAAATTCACAAACTGACTGGCCACTTCTACAACGAGACTGGCATCATCATCTCTATCGCTGATACGATATCCTGATATTCTGCCCTCGTAAATGTTTATTGGTCCAGATCCAGCACTTTCTTCACCTATGATTTCAAACTCATTGTTAGGATCTAAAAATGCTTTATAAATCACAACCTCTTTGTTGATAAGTGTGCTTTTGGCAATTGCTTGAACCAAACTTAAATTTAGCGCACTTAAAATAATGTCGATGTTGGACACTTGAAGTTCTGCTGTTTCTTGTGTTTCTGTAATACCTAAAAAGTTGCCCTGTGCTTCATAGGTTTGTGTGCCTGCTGTAGGCGAAGTCCAAGTTAAATCAAATGGACAATCTGTAAAGTAATACGCACCCCCATCGTAATTCAACTCTATGAGTAGAACACCTAATAAACTATTACCTGCTAATATGCTTGCGACGGTTGATTGTATATCTCTTGGCATTAGATTGTCTCCACCATTTCTAATTCAAACGCGGTATAACCTTCTAAAGTATAGATGTATTCTTGCACATCTTGGTCCATGATCATTCTAAATGGAACAGCATTGTGTATTATTGTATGCGAGGTAGTAACTGCCTCAATCAACGCTGGTTCTATGTTCAATGTGCCATTGCCCGAACCATCTGTTGTAATATCTGTAGTTGCCATATAAACTTTAGTATGATTGCTGAATCTAACAACATCACCTGCTTTTATTACCGTTGCGTTGTTTGCGCCACTGGTAAAATTCACGGCAGTTGCTCCACCACTGGTGTTTGCACAAGTTAAAACCGTGCTGTGATATACGCTGTTTGCAACACTATAACTGATTTCAGGCAGTATGATATCAAACTCATTGATACCACCTCTACATCTTGCAATGTAGGCCTGTATGGGTCTTGCTTGTGCTTGTGTCAATGTCGGTGTTGCCAATGTTACACTCCATAGTGTTGTAGCACTGGTTTCTCTGATGTATCTACCACTGGCAGTTTGACTTCTTTTGGTAATGTTATTGCTTTTAAAGTTGGCACTAACAAAACCTTCACCAACTGGAAAATTACCGGATAATAATGCCATCAATAAACTCCTACTCTACCTCGTCTTTGCATTGCATCATTGATAATACCTGTGATAGTTGCTCGTCTATCAATCAACATACTATCAAAGTCTCTTGCATCTAATGTTGTAATGTTAAAATTCACGGTAACTGGGCCGCTACCGCCACCCATCATACCTAATCTTTCTTTAACGCTGTTTGGCATAACAACACTGGGATTTTTTGGCACAATAATTTCAGGACCGTTTTCACCAACCACCGATGGTTTATTCACGGTCATTTCACCACCTTGTGCGTATCCTGTATATTGCAAACTACGGATTTGATTCACACGAGCAATACCCACAGCAATGGCCGCCGCCGCTGCCGCAGCACCTAAAATAGGACCTACAAACGGAATCACTGCCAACGATGCATAAGCGGCAGTAGCACTTCTATAAGTATCACCAATTGCTTGTGCGATAGCAAATGCTTTCCATGCCTTAAATGCCGCTCTGTTGTGATCTTTAAAAGCACTCAAACTATCTGCCAAACTACCTACAATAAAACCAACTCTATCTTTTTCATAGTTGATCAAGTTTTCAGTTTGCTTGCGTTGTAGTTCTTGTAGTTTTTGACTATTTGCTGCTCTGCGTAGCAACATTCGGTCTTCTTCTGCCATCATATAGTTGCCTGCTGCTACTTGTGCGGCAGTGCGTTTTTCTATTTCTTGTAAAGTAAGTGCTGTTAAATCCTGTTCAAACTGACGCTTGGTATCAAACAACTGGGCATCTGCTGCTCTAACCAATCTATTGTATTCTTCTTGACTGATTAGTTTTTGATTTAATGCCTGTTGGAAGATTGTTATGTCTCTACCATATTCTCTCTCTGCCAACTCTACGGTGTTTTGTAGATAAGTTGTGTATTTCTCTTGAAGTTTTTCTATTTCTTCACGCAAGTTTCTATTGGATTTTGCGCTTTGCTCTGCTGCTTCGCTTTGTTGTGTAGTTGCGGCAGTGGCAGCACGGGCCGCATCAGTTTGTTCTGCTAATGCTGCTTCTAATGCCTGCTGTTCTCTAACTTGTGTAGCAACTGCCTCATTTGCTTGATCATATTGTTCGCCTGCAATTGTCCAAGCACTGGTTACATCTGACAAAGCACGATT